AAGAATATTAATGATTAAATAATATAAAGATGAAAGAGTCAATCAAAAAACAAGAACCTCAAATATTTTTTGAATGGTGCTATAATAATTATGAAGTACGCACTAAGTTAGAACTCAAAGGGCGTGGTATAAAAAAATCAGAATGTACTGAAGGCATCTACTTTGTAACCCCANGGTGTTATAACAATTATGAAGTACGCACCAAGTTAGAACTCAAGGGACGTGGTATAAAGAAGTCAGAATATACTGAAGGTATCTACTTCGTAACACCAAAAGCACTCGAAAAACTTGAAGCAAAATACACTTNAATACACTTGCGCACGTTATGATGTTCATTCGTTAAACANGTGCCCGTTACGATGTTCATTCATTTAAATAACTAACATCAAAGCCCCGAGCAAGGCACAAAAAGGCTCAATTTTTCAATCAGTAACACCTAAATCAATCAACCTATGACACCCACTATTCAACCAATGTTAAACCTAACAGATCTTATAGCTGACAAATACTATATCAGTACTATCTATGATGTCGATTTCAAAAACTATCAAACTACAGTCTTTGACATGGACACAATTACCTGTATATTCGAGCAAACTACTACCAGTTATCGCATGGCAAAAGGTAACCATCAGAGAGCGGTAGAAACCTATGTAAATAAAGTAAACCAAATAGGGGCGCAAATAGTCTATCAGTACTCTTATGGCTGTTATGCTGTACGTACTACTTTGCCACTGAAAGGGCGTGGCATAACTAAATCAGAGCAAACAGAGGGGCTGTATTATGCCACTGAAAAAGCTCTTGAAAAGCTAAAAACGCAATATAAATGTGCTCCTAATATAGACTCTTACCAATAGTTAATTTCTTTAAGAGAAAGTTTAACACCGTTAGATGTAAAAAAACTTGAAAAAAGTTTGTATAATTAAAACATTTGTTGTACCTTTGCAGTGTCAAAATAAGATAAACAAGTTCATTTAACATTTATTCCTGATGAGCCGACAGGGGAAATAAACGGCGCAATGTCTATGAAAAATAGATTTACAGCAATTAAAGAGATTGCAGAGGCTAATCCTTACGGATTTACAATTTCAATCATTGACTTTCAAACTCCTAAAAAAGGGTATTGTGTAGCAATGAGATTAACTCAAGACAGCTTCGGAGACGAGGGACTTAAAAGAGTGATAGAAATTGCAGAACAAAGCACCTTTACCGTGGGAGGGTGGTTTGATGAGCGAGCTAATCGGTATTATTATGATTGCGTAATGATAGTGAATGACTTGCAAGAAGCCTTGAAAATAGGGCGAGCTAATGAGCAATTAGCTATTTATTCTCTTGATGAGAATAAGGAAATTAGGCTTTAACACAAGGGGAGGTAACTCCTCCCCTTTTAAATTAAAAACGATGGAAAATATTATTAAGAATTTACACAAGCTAAAAGGATTGTTATCTGAAGAGCAATTGGAGAGGCTGGAAGGGTCAGCAATATTACATCGGAGATACTCTCGTATCTTCTTCAAAGTATTGGAGATAAACACAGATGATAAGATATTGAATATACAGATAAGCCAAGAGAAAAGCCCCTCGGATAACTATGCAGACGGTAAAAGAATGGTTGATATAGTTGAAGAGACATTCAGACCGTATTTTGAAGGGTGGCAGATAAGGAAGGTTACTTATCCATATATACAATCCCCAGCGGAGGAGGTTACTCCAGAATGGATACAGGAACGAATGAATAGGTATAAGATAGGAAATAAGCAATTAGTGTCAGACTTAGGTATTGCAAAGGCAGAAATCTCAGCTCTCATTAATGGACATAGAGAAATGGGGATAAGGACAAAAGGGCTTTTTTACTACTATTTTAAGTATAAGGAAGCAACTTTTAATCAAAAAGTTTAATTATGTTTCTAGTAAAAAAATAACAAATAAATTTAAATTATCATGAAAAAGTTTAGTATAAAAAAAGATATTATTAATCAGGAGTGGGTTAGTAAGAACTTAGACAAGAGAGATTATGAGGTAAAAGGTGATGAGATAGTTATCACTTACTTCAATGATGGGCAAAAGAATGACATTCTGAAAGCTATACCTGAGATGACTTACGATGTAGTCTTTAATGATGATACAAATAGCAACAATAAAGGGTTTGAAAGCACCTTTGATTATTGTAAGAATTACATATTAGTATTCAATGGGAGTAATCACAGCTACTTTGCTGACTATAAGGGAGGCATTGTGCAGGTAGTGTGTAATGAGACTGGAGAGGTGATGTATGAAGAGGAAGTAAGATAGGAAAGTATAACAACAACAGAAAAGCGTACCATGGTAAGTGGTACGCTTTTTCTTTTTAATTAATGTATAACCTGCAACTTTCCTAAGGATTACACCTTTAGGTTAATAACAGCGCAAAGGTAACAAATATTTTTATATAATAGTGCTAATTATTGTTTGCACTATTATAGTCAGGCATTATGTAACTTTGTAGCATGGAATTGAAGTTTAGCACATACAATGAAAAGGGTGATGTTAGCCGTGTAGATAGTGAGAAAGGCATTATCTATGGGGTAGCATTGGCTAATATGGGGTTGAACAAGAATGGTTACTACTTCTCAGAGCGGTTCCTTGGTGAGTTGAAAGACTTTGGTAACAAGAAGGGAGAGATAAAGGCTCGGTTTGAGCACCCCTCTTTTATGGGTGGTTCTTTTGGTTCTTTCATTGGAAAGTACAAGAATTTCAATGTAACAGAGGGGCGGTTGATTGGTGATTTGTACCTTGCTGAGATAGCAAAAAAGACAGAGGTAACGGGGAGAGGTATTAGCTTATTTGACTATGTTATTGGAATGGCTCAGGAGTGTCCAGAGATGTTTGGAAACTCTATATACGTGGAAGCTGATATTGTAGATGAAATCTACAAGGAGGGAGATAAAGAGCTTGTAGGTATAGGGTTGAAACTCATAGATTGGGTAGCCTCTGATTTGGTAGATGACCCAGCAGCCACGAATGGGCTTTTTTTCAATAGACAAAAACCTAATAATAAAAACAAATTACATATGAATAAAATTGTTAAGGAGCTTTTGGCTTTTATGACGGATTTCAAAAAGAAGGTCAGTGAAGCGAAAGTATTTGATGTAGATTTGACCTTAGCTAATGGTGATATTATCACCGTGGTTACAGAAGGTGAAAGCCCTGCGGTGGGTGATGAAGTAAAAAAGAAGACCTCAGAGGGTCAGAGCGATGAGAGCGCTTTGTCGGATGGGGAATATCTTTTGAAAGACGAAAGTACCCTTGTAGTAGAGGGCGGACGGATTAAGGAGATTAGAGAGAAAGAGCAACAGGAAGAACCAGTAAAGGTAGACGAGGAGTTTGCTAAGACTGTAACAGACTGCTTGAAGGCGGTAATGGACAAGGTAGAGGGTATCTCTAAGGAGTTTGAGCGAATGAAGAAGACTGGTAGCAGCTTCTCTTCAGAAGAACCAAGGGGTAAAAGTCAGGAGCCTGCCAATGGTAGCAAGAGGCGCTCTTTTGAAGAGTTGAAAGAGTTGTATAACAAATTGAAATAAGAAAGGAGGAAAGAATATGGCAACAGCAATAAAAGATTTTATCAAAGAGCCAGCGAGGGTCAAAGAGTACATCAGGGACGTTAAGGACTTGTTGGAGGAGCGCTCATTGGGATTAGCCGATATTAAGGAGGCTATGACAGTGGTAGAGGGTGTGACTAAAGAGACGGAGTATGGGTATTATGGGGCAACTGAGGGAGTAACTCGCAAGGATGCAGGTTGTGGTATGGAACCAGTGCCTTTTAGCATTCCTGTACGTACTGGGTGGTGGGATCCTAAGCCTTTGAGAGTGAATATATCTCAGTGTTATGCTGATTTTGAAAAGACAATCCTGCAATGGTGCAGTGTGAATGGAATTGATAAGCTCCATATAGAAGACGATCAATTCGTTATGTTTATCGCTAAACAGTTGGAAAAGACTATTCATACGGACTTTAACAAGTTTGCTTTCTTTGGAGACACTCAAGCGAGTAATGTGGGTTCGGGTTCAGGGAATGAGTTATTGACCGCAGGGGTGGCAAAGGAGAACTACAACGTATTGAATGGGCTTTTTGCTTCTTTCCAATCGTTTATCACCTCTGATCCAAGTAAGAGGGTAACTATTACAGAGAATGCACAGGCAACCCGTGCTGCTCAGTTAGCATTAGCTCGCGATACAGCTTTCAAGGCATGTACGGAGTTGTTGGATAAGGCGGACGGTTTAACTTTTGCCACTGGTTCAGAGCCTATATTTCTAATGACACACTCTATGGCTACCAATCTATCTCGTTACCTCAGAAGTGAGTACAAGAACGAAGACACACTGACTAAGATGGAGAATGGGTATGAGACTATGACCTTTGAAGGCATAAAGGTAGTTACTCATCGTTGGATTGATGAGATTATCAAGAGAGACTTCTCTGATGGTACGAAGTGGCACAATCCTCATCGTATTATTCTGCTTGACAAATCAGAATGTCAATTAGGAGTGGATAGCTTAAGTTCTTTGAGTAACTTGGAAATAGAGTACGTGGGCGGTAAAGATGAGCATGTATATATCAAGGCTGCTTACAGAATGGATTTTCAAAGGGTAATGCCAACTACTGGGGCGATGGCAATATAATTAACAAATGAGCCAATTTGTCAATTAGTAATTTGATTGACAAATTGGTAAATTAACAAATTAATAAATTAGAAAATGGCACAATGTATTAATAAGATAGCTAAGGACTTCGGATTTGATTGTGATGACACGATTAAGGGAGTGGAATTGAGCTTGTTACTCTTTAACCGAGACGATATAGACTTGGCGGCTACTGTGGTAGAAGGCAATCGTATAAAGTCCCTAGTGCTAAAGACAGGAAAGACAGCTTACAAGGTGGAATATGCCAAAGAGAGCCATATATCAGTGAGCACCAAGCCTGAAATATCTGATGATGACTTCAATGGGCACAAGCATGCATTGGTTCTTAATTTGTACGGGAAGAGTCAGGAGGACTACGACCAGATAGATAAGATAGTAGCAGGTGCATCGGTAGTGGCTGTAGTACAGAATAAAACCAAATCACTGGAAAATACCTTTGATGTGTATGGTTTCTATATTGGATTGGAAGCTACAGAAGGTGAAGGACGTACGAATGGTGGTGTGTATAAGCTCACATTGGGAACTCCGAACAATCAGAAGGAGCCGAAGACAGCGCTGAGATGGTTAGATACTGATTATGCTACTACTAAGGGCAAATTTGACAACAAATTAGCTTAGATAGTGACTAATGATGAGTGACAAATGACTAATAGATGATGACAAATGACTGACTTTACAGAAGAGAAATTGAATAACTTGTTGAAAGGAGGTTATGCAAAGGCAGTGGGAGAGGATAAAGAGACTTTCATCGCCTTTTATGCTTATCTTTTCAATGATAACGACCCTTGTCCAAGTTGTCCGCATAAGTTATCAAGTTATTGGGATAGATTGGCACGAGAGGGAAAGAGTAGACTTATAACAATTCAAAAAAAAATAGAAGAAATGGCAAGAAACAAAACAAAAAACACAGACAGCACCCTACAAGAGGGCGCATTCAGGCTAAAGAGTGATATACACTCCTTACCTATGGATTTTGGAAGCAGTGAATTTTTCAACAATGACACACTGACTAATGATGTAGCCTTGAGGTACTTGTCTATTAACCCTAATAGAATCGCAAACTTTGAGAAATACCCAAAGGGTTGGGAGCAATTAGTACAGGAGTATGCTAACGCAGAACAAAGCGGAGAAACAGAGCAGGAAGAAACAGAGCAGGAAGAAACAGAGGAAGTAACTCAATAATTAGAGAGCAATGGCAAAGGTTACAGCAGTAGAGCTACATAGAGAGAGCAGAAGAACGGAGAGCAATAAGTACAAAGGCTATCCGTTCTTGGCCAATGGAGAGAAGAATGACTACCCAACAATGATTGAATTGTTGGTAGGTGGTTCTGCTACAGCGAAGGCTTGTGCTGGTGTGATAGCAGACTTTATCTATGGGAAAGGGTTTGCCTTAGAGGCTATGGCTCGTGCTGATGCTAAGCAGCGGCGGCAGCGATTCAAGAAGGATACGCTGTATATCAATGATAGAATGGAGACTCCGAATGACTTATTGAAGAAGGTAGCAAGGAGTATTTCTTATCACAAGGGAGCATTCTTGCATGTGAATTATAATCAGTTGTATCAAAAGACAAGTGTGCAGGTGCTCCCTTATAGCTATTGCCGATTAGGCGCAAAGGACAGCAACAATTACCGAGGGAAGGTACTCATATATAACAATTGGGATAGCTTGCAGGACAAGAAAGAGATAGATAAGCAGGTAACAGCAATAGACATGTATGATCCACGTCCTGAAGTGATACAGGCGCAGGTAGAGCGAGCAGGAGGCTGGGAGAACTACAAAGGGCAAGTGTATTTCTTGAACCTTGATAGAAATGATAGTTATCCTTTGGCTTGGGCTGATGTGGTCCTATTGGATTGTGAGAGTGAGATGTTGTCAGCTAAATACACAAGGAATGGCTTTAAGAAAGGGTTCTTTGGGACGTATGCCTTTGTCACCTCCCCTATGAAGAGTGATGAAGAGCGAGAGGAGTTTAGGGATAACTTGAGACGCTCCATAGGAGTGGAAGCGGAGCAAAGTGTATTCCACTTTGAATTAGAAGTCGTAGGTGATAAGCTGGAGGAGCAGGTGTTAGTCAAACCTATAGAGAGTAATGTAAAGGCTGATTTGTTCGAATATGCAGACAAGAAGACCGCTAATAACATTAGAAAGACCTATGGAAATATCCCCCCAGTGCTGATTGATTATGTAGAGGGCAAGCTGGGTAATACTTCAGGAGAGAGTTTGAAGGAAGCACGTATATTTATGCAAGAGCAGATGCAAGAGGAACGACAAGACGTACAAGAGCTATTTGAGGAGCTGTTTGATAACTTTGTGAGACCTATCTCTAATAATGGGCTTTTTGATATAATGACCAATTACTAATGACAAATGAGAATACTAATAGATAAGGCAAGTGTAAGCAAATTCTTGAGTGTTTCTGCTTTCAGAAAAGTAGAAGACTTTGAGAGGTACGCAAGAGAGTCGCAGGTATTTGACCTGAAGCCTTTGGTATGCGAGGACTTTTATCAGGACTTGGTGAGTGAGACACCACAGAGAGATTATGCCTTACTTTTAGACGGTGGTAGCTACACCTACGAGGGGAGAAAGTATGAGTTTGCTGGCTTAAAGGCAGTGCTGGCATACTTTGCTTATGCAAGGTATATCTTTACAGGACATCAGATAGATACCCCTTATGGGTTAAGGGGCAAGGTATATCAGGACGGTGAGGGTGTTAGTCAGTCGGAGCGGAGAGACTTGCGAGGGCTATATGTGCAGAATGCTAATGAATTATGGGAAGATTGCAAGAGATACATTGAGAGGCATAAGCGGCAATTTCCTGAATGGGAACGATGTCAGGAAAGTAGATGTGGAGAGCAGGATAATAGAGGAAGGGTTAGGATAACACTTATATAGTGACTAATGACAAACTACTAATGATTAATAGAGATGCAATGTATAAGGGGACTAAGTGAAGGGATTAGCTTTGATTGTGGGTATATCCCATTGAAAGGCATCTATAATCAGGTAGTGCTGATTAACTTCACAGACATAGATAGGTCAAAGATAACAAGGAGTGGGGTGCTCTTACATAACTTTCAACTCAAGAAGGAGAAAAGGGGGTATATAGTAGAGGGATATAAGCAGCACTTCACGGGGAGGGAGCGATACACACCTAACAGATACACACATGAATTGGATTTGCGGGTGTATGATTTCTCTAAGAAGCATATGGACTTATTGGAGGAGTTGCAGAGAGGGACGTTTGTAGCAGTAGTGCAGACGAACGAGCATTCATTCAACAAGTCTGGGTTTGAGGTGTTAGGTTACGATGCAGGGTTAAAACTCACAAGCCTTACGAGGGACTACAAGGAGAATATGATAAGATTTACATTAGGCAGTCATGTGAAGGAGGTTAGGGTATGCTACTATATCAATGATTTAGATTGGGCAAACACAAAGAGAGCCTTTGACAGGGCATTTGCAAGGGATAACACCTTCAGAATATTTGACGATACATTTGACGATACATTTGAATAAACTATGACAGCGATAGACAATATAATCAATCAGATAGAGGGAGAGACACAGAATAGGGGTAATACAAAGACACGAATAGCAGCAGTGCTTAGATTGCTCAGAGATAAGATAGAGAGGTTGTTTTCCACAAAGTTAGACAAAGGGAATTATACGGGTACGGCTGATGACTTGCGCACCTCCATAGATAGGAAGGTGGATAAGGTGCCTGGGAAGATGCTATCCACTAATGATTTCACTAATGAGCTACGTACCAAGTTAGAGGGGTTGCGGAATGTGGATATATCACAGATACTACCTAGAGGAGGTTATACAGGGACAGCTCAGAACCTGAAGGAGTTGATAGATAACATCATGCGAATCTTACAGTCTCCTGATACAGAGCTGGACGAACTACGGGAAATAGTAGCGTTTATTAAGCAGAACAAACGTATCTTGGATACTTTGGGTATATCCAACATAGCGGGCTTGCAGGATGCCCTCAATGGCAAAGCACCCACAGACCATCATCACGATGATCGCTACTCCCGATTGGGGCACACTCACACAGAATACGCCCTACGTACACATAGGCATCGTTGGGATGATATAGACGGGAAGCCAAGTTTGAATTTTGCGCCCCTGCATCACAGACATAACTGGAGTGATATAGACGAGAAGCCAGATTTTAGTAAAATATTAATAGATAGAAGAGGAGAAAGAACATTAGAGAGTAATGAGATCAATGTATTTAAACCCCTACTAATGGGAACATATAGGGTAAATAGAGTAGGTGAAGGGGGTTTATTGGTTGTTTTAAAGACAGATTCTTCAGCTTCTTCTATAGAGTTATGGGCACCTTCTTATCAATCACATAGATTACATTACAATTGGTCTGTAGATAATAATAGGTATGGATCTGTATTTAAAGAATTAGCTTATTATGAAGATGTGTATCGTGTAGGAGGAGAGATTAGTTCTAATTGGACGGCTGTGGAACAATGGCAAAATGGAGTAATATTTGTCTCAACCTCACTAAATATAAATCTATCTAACTTGAAGAATAAAGGTAATATGTCCTTCAGGAAAGTATTTGCAGGGGGGGGAGTAACTTTCAGCTGTACTGGCAAGACGATTATCTACACAGGGGATAATGCCTTCAACGGGGGCGATGGCTCTACAGCAGTAGTAAGTATATGGAATCAAAAGTGTTATATAGATATTCGTAACGTATGATAATGAAAGTAATGAACAAACTCAAGGGGAGCGACAAGCTCCTGCATAGTAAGTATGGGAATATGATATTTATAAGCATATTCTTGGCGGCTGTGTTATTCCTATCTGTGGGGAAATCCTTACTTATAACTGCTATTGTCTTAGGCGGGATAGGGCTATGTAAGGAGCTATATGATAAGTATTATAAGGGTACCTATATAGATTGGTGGGACATCGTGGCGAGCTTTGTACCTTATCCAATTATTAAATATATAAACAGATGAATGCAATACAATATTTTGATTGGGGAGGGAGTAAACAAATTCGATATAGAGATGTCATTAATTTTAGGATGACAACTAAATCTATTAAAGAAATAGATACAGGTGATAATAATTATACGTATGATATTCTAAAAAGTATTGAAAACGATAAGATTATTATAAAAGCGAATGAACTTAATAGTAATTTTAAGGGTAGTGGTTGGATTAAGAATTTTTATTTTTTATTTACTTTAGATAATACAGGAAAGAAAGAAGGAATAAGGCTTGAATACGATACTACTTTTTATGATAACTATCAAGAAAAACTGAATTATTTATTGCTGTGGATAAAAGTTCCTGAAACGTTTAGAATAAATATGCAAAATTCAGCCTATGTAAAAGAGACTGAATTTATATTAAAGGCTACAAATTATAAGCCTTACAAATTTAAGATTGTATTTCAAGGTCTTAAATGAATTAGTTAAAGAAATATTATAATGTACATGTGGTATATATAAATGAAAATGACACCAAAAGAATTTATCACAAAATTTCTACCCTATGCGCTGGAGACGGAGCGCAAGACGGGTATATCAGCGCTATTTATATTGGCTCAGTCAGCTTTGGAGACAGGTTGGGGTCAGCATGCGCCAGGGAATATGATGTTTGGCGTGAAAGCTACGGTAAGTACGCCCCCTGAAAAGCGGCAGCTGGTGCAGACGACGGAGATCCTTGCCACGGACAAGGAGAAGTTTCCCGTGATTATCAGTATAGAAAAGCGCCCAGACGGCAAATTTAAGTACACGGTTAAGGACTGGTTCCGCAAGTATGACACTCCTGAGGAGAGCTTTACCGATCACGCTCGTTTGTTCCTTACGAATAAGCGCTATGCTAAGGCATTGGAGGTGAAGACAGACCCGTATAAGTTTTCCGAAGAAGTGGCTAAGGCGGGGTATGCTACGGAGCCGACGTACGCGGAGCGGCTTAAGGGAGTGATTAGGACGATAGAGCGAATAATGACTAATGATTAATGACAAAAACGATGAACAAATTATTTCAGCAATTACTGAAAGCGAAGAACAAAATAGCTACATGGGTAGCACCTATAGTACTGCTCTATTACTTTGATGATAAGATACAGATAAGGGATAGAATTTATTACTTTTTCCTTGCTTTCTTTAAGAGTATTCCATTGTTGATGCTTTACTCTTATTTCTCTGTTTGGAGAGAGAAAAATGAGCTTTTCTTTGTGGGGATTAGCTTTATTCTCTTTCTCAATATGGTAGTAGGGGCTATATACCACGCAAAGGCAGGGACTTTTGATATAAAGCACTTCCTTACAGGCAATGCAACAATAATGCTTGTGATAACAGTGGTGTATATATCCCTTTCAGTTCTGAGTATTCCTATAAATGAGACAGAGACGGGGAAAATATTTCAGAGTGTGGTGCAGTTTATGACACTGATGTACCCAGTGAGTAAGATTGTTAAGAATGTATTTGTGCTTACTGGTGGGAAATACCCTCCTCAATTCATCATGAAAGCCCTATATAACTATGAAAGGGAAGGTAAATTGAAAGATTTCTTTGATGAAATAAGCAATGGGGCTAAGGACTTAACAACAGATAACCATGAAAGAGAAACTACAACAGATAGCGAGGAGCAATAATTGGGCATTTGATTACGGTCGTGATGACTTCAGCAACTTGGAACGGGTCGAGGATAAGGATTTTTACCTTTTCCTTGACTCATTGGAGGAGTTGGTTAGCTTTGAGGATAGTCAGGAGTTGGGACGTACCTATAATGGGCGGTTGTTGCTGCTTATGGTATCTGACTTTGATAGAGTGTATGATGATCAGGAGGGTAACAATGCCAGTGAGGGGAAGTATGAGCGGTATATCAAGCGTTGTAAGGAGGAGGTAATGAAGATAGCTAAGGCTTTCTGCTGGGAGTATGATATATTGCAGTGGCGGATGTTAGAGGTGATTAACCTCTATGACACGAACTTTGACGGGGTGCTGGTAAATTTCCAATTTAAAAGTGGTAGGTGATGAATGTAAAAGATATTCTTGATGAGGAGTTAGGTAAGATAGTAATGGAGCTGGTGGCTAAGTATGACAGCTTAGGCATGCGTGCCAGTGGTCAATGGGCTGAAGGCTTGAAGGTGGTGATAGAGAGAGAAGGTAGCAAGTTGGTAGGTAGGATTGAGGGAGTGGATTACACCTACTACGTACAGCATGGGAGAGCATTGGGAAAGATGCCACCCGTGAAGGCTATAGAGGAATGGATACAAGCAAAAGGCATACGTCCTTTGGAAAAGAAGATAAGTGTATCATCATTAGCTTATGCGATTGCTCATAAGATAGGACAGGAAGGCACAAGGAGATTTAAGGCAGGAGGCAAACCTGAGTTTATAGATGCAGTTATCACAGCGGAGCGGATACAGGACATTATAGACAAGGTAGGAGCGTGGTACACTGTGCAATTTAGTAGTGATATAATCAAGGTCATAGAGGAGATGGCCGCTTAATAAGTACAACTATGGAGATAACACATGAAGGCTTTACGATAATATATGGTTATTATACGAGCATACATTACCCTTATACCTTTTCATTTAAAAAAAGAGGTACTACGGAGGACGCTGATATAATTACGATAAAAGTTGAAGATTATGACCCAGTGAAGTATGTCATTAAGGATAAGGTTACAGATATAGATCTGCGATTACTGCTGCAACGTGTGATGCTTGATCACTATAATAGGAGCACCCATAGTGGTATGCCTTCATTAGGAGTTGCCCCCTCTATTGAGGCTGATATAGAGATTGAAATCTATTGTATGGTGAGGGATAGAGGGAGTAGGAGGAAGGAGAAAAAGAAATTAAGCCGATTTAGCTTTGGATTATCTCTTATAGATAGTAGTGTTAAGCATTCTCTGATAGAACGAAATAAGAGATTGGCTCCGAAAGGAGCAGGAAAGCCTTACTTTGTAGGTTATCCTCAGATAGACACTTATACATCAGAGGTAGAAGGCAGGCATGGCAATGAGAAGATAGGGAGCACCTTTAATGTTATTCGCACCAAATCAAGTATTACAGAGGGGAGTCAGACGTATTACCCAAGAGGAGAGGTAACCAGAGAGATAGATGAGTGTGGGGTATTCCTAAGGTGGAGGACAAGTTACGGCTCATGGGGTTATTGGTTGTTCTCAAGTGATTACGAACATGAGATAAAGACAAAGAGCAGGGGTAGCTGGGACTATCACAAACATGGGAATATTACTCGTAAGCACTTAGGACTTAGTGGAGAGCAGACATGGAAGCTCAGTAGTCATATACCTGTGCAAGCTAATGAAATAGAAGAAGTGAAGGACTTATACACCTCCAATGAAGTATATTTGTACAGAGGAGATAAGGTAGAGCGTTTTTTTGAAAATGAGTTCTTCACGAATTGGGAGCGAGTGGAGGTTGTTGGAGGTAATGTGAAGTTCAATGAGCCAAGCGAGACGTACGATATAAGTGTTACGATAGAGTTTATAAAAATGATTACAAGGCAAATGGTCAATAATTAAATTAATATAAAAAACATGAAAAAAATAGTGTATTTACTGCTCTTATTGCTGCTAATGGGTTGTGGTAGCAGGAAAGTGAAGAAAGAAGAGATAAAAACAGATAGCAAAGAGCGTATTTCAGTTAAAAAAGATAGTGTTTCAAGCGCTGAAAGGAGTGAAAAGACAACTATCTTTGATATATCCACTATTGAGAATATGGAATTTGTTCTTGAGAGTGATAAAGATAGTATTGGAAACGCAAAAGAGCTATATTTTAATCGTATCAGAGATGGGACAAATGAGACTATCACAGTGCGAGGAGGCAAAGTAAGTATAAAGGCAAATAGTGCTGGTCAAAAGTCCCTTATACAAGAAGCAACTGTCATAAAAAACGATATAAAAACGAGCATGCAGCGTGATGAAAAGGCAGAAAAGGAGATGAAAGCAGTGAGAATGGATAAGCAAGTGATAAGGAAAGATTATATTTGGATTGTTTTCATAATTATTTTTTTGCTCTTTATTGTAGTTTTTAGAAGAAAAGCCCCGTGATGGGGCTTTTTTATTAATAGAACCGGTAAAATGTTTCATTATTGTACTCTAATTCCTTATTATCATTCTTTATAATGGCAGTCTCATAGGTGGCTTTATCCTCATCTTCAATATAATATTTATTAGACTCTATATCTATATGACGGATAATATAATCATCCTTTTTATCAGCAGGCACTTCCTTTAATGGTACTACTTTCAGTAGTACTCGTGGGTATTCAAATCCTTGAAAGTATATCTCATATAGTTTTCCATCCTTCTCATAAGGATAGCAACCGAACCACCCAGAGCAATGAATTAGATCATTCCCTGATGTCATTTGGAAGTGAATTCTAAACTTTCCATTTTTGTCTGTCCATTGTGTCTCCGCTCCCTTGAATGATTTGAACGTATTTAGAGGGATTTTAAGACGATCTTCAAGGGTGTAAGGCTTCATATTTGCTTTAACCCCTAATCGGTAAGGGAGTTGTCCCTCACTCATTTGTATTTCTTTCTTGTAAGGATCTATCTTTGCTGGGTTATTTTTGTCATATTCAGAGTAGTCTTGTTTTCCATTAATTATACTTCGTGCAATATATAGGTTAGGATATTCATATCTGTACGGTAGTTTTTCAGATAGACGATCATCTATATTACTAGTTAATTGATCTTTTTCGAATACTAAAGTATATATACTTATATTCTCATTAGGGTCTTTATAGTAATACGTCCAAGTGGTGCCAGCAATGCTATTTTTAAGTTGTGCTACTTGTGGATCATCTTCCTTTGTTTCCTTGGTACAAGCGAGACAAAGGAGAGCAAATAATACGATTAGTTTTTTCATTTTTAAAAATTATTACTTTAAACAACTACAATTACTTCTATCTATGTATGTCTTCTCTCCATCATCTTGGTAGTAATAACAACCTCCACGAGGGCCTGTATAAAGTGTTTTTCCGTTGTATTGACCACACACTCTTTCTCCTTTTTCAAGAGTTCTTTCCTTTTTATTAGACCCTCCTTTTTTGGTAGTACCTTCGTCTTTGGAGCATGCAAGGCATAGACATAAGAGCAGGGGAATGAATATTTTTTTCATGGTATAATATGATTAAAATCTGATTTTTGAATTAACTATTTTCTCCACGGTAAAAAGCTGTATTACCTCGTCAAAATCCACGATTTGGTCAGGATATAGAGGATTGAATGAATGACAGGTAATTTGCTGTTTTTTATGGTCTATTTTGGTTATTTGTTTGACAATATGACCGCTGCGAGTGGTAAGCACAAAGAGCTTGCTACGGATAGGCAGTGTGTCTATTCCATCTGTCCAAAGACGGATAAGGATCTCATCATCATCAGATAAGGAGCGCTTAGAGCCATCGTCCATGCTATCCCCATTGACACGCACCACGAGATAATTCCCTTCGTTGTACTCACGAGGGATAAGCCGCTTGTGTGTCTCAGGGAGGCTTTCCACAAATGCTTCAGAGAAATCACCTCCGAGCATACCCGCAGAGACAGCAAGGTCAGCATATTCAACGATCATATAATTTTGCTCAGCTACGGGAGACACTTCTTCAGTGCCATTTTTTGATTTTAGCTTACTAATGGAATGACTTAAGTCTTTTCCATTGATAAGGGTGTTATCGGACAGGAACATAGTACCTTTGTTGTCAGTAATCCATTCCTTGTTGATGTCAGGAAAGATGGAGGCTATCTCCTGAATGAGTTCATGTGTTACTATGGTCTCTCCTTGTGATAGTAGTATTTCATATTGCTTGAATGCCTGCTGCTGGTCATTGGTAATTCTATTTCTTAGTGATATAAAGAGCTTTTTTAGCTTTTTGAGTATGTTTTTTTGTTGGGAGGGGGTTAATGGGGAAGCTTTTAGCATAGGACCTTCGCCTCTAAGTAACCACTCATAGCTAACATAAGGATATTTACTTACAATATTGTTTGCCAAATCTGCACTTATATCATTTCGTCCATTCTTCACATGGTATATTTTCACATTGTCTTTCAATCCTATTTCAACAGCAAATTTATTGTAAGATAGTTTCAAATAAGTTATCAACTCTTCTAATCGCTTAGCACTTTCAGTGCTAACATTTGTTTGTGTGTCTAAATTATTTTTCATACCTTTGTTGCGTTTTTAAATTATATAGTTATGTTGTATTTTATAAGTATTCTTCTGCTATTAATCATAGTATTAATGGTATATGTCTCCCTTGAGATGAGGGACAGTATTAGTCAGGTAAATACATTGATTAAGAAACAATCCTTTGAATTGTGTCTTTTGAAAAACAAAATTAAGGAAACTCCAACGCCAAAGGCCCAGAATATCACAATCACCCAGTATTCTCCTTCTAACTTGGAGGATATTAAGGATTATGTAGATGCTTTGGAATCACGGCTTGAGCTACACTATAAAATGGCTGAGAACAAGCATTTATTTACAGAGCTTTTGGATTACTTCACTGCTCACAAAGGGCTTGAATTTGCTAAAGAAAAACGAGATGTAATGAGATTATTTAAGTACATACCATCGTTATGATACTAACAATTAAAGAAAGTACAGATACGATGAGAGCTATCCATGATATAGTTTTATTTCGTTTGATTTCCTCAATCTGTAGGCTTACTAATACATTTTGTTTATCATTGTACTCATTATTTTTTACAAATTGATTGTATAACTCTTGAAACCCTCCTTGATTATAGAAAGGCAGGGTTTTTTCATTAGCTTTAAGCAATGTAAGCATTTCTGTCTCCTGCTTTGTTCCTACTTGGTGAAGGACAAATATATCTACATAATGAATAAAAGGTTTTTCTATATAATTTAAACCCTTAGACATGTCTTTTGTATCAATTTGCAAGAGTCTTTTTACAAGATCATCAGCCACACTCAACTCCTTATTTAAGATAATAAGGCTTGATAAAATCAAGTCTAAGATAGGTATATCCTCCTTTGAAAAATATATTTTCACAACCCTAATTATTTAAAAACCAATTACTTGCAAACTTTAACACTAACATTAACAAACATTTATATAGCCGTGTTAGTTTATGTTAGTAATTGTTTGTAATTTTGCAGTGTCAAAACAGAGATATAAAATACATTTGTTTTTTATAGGTGCAAATATAAGTATAAAAATTAAAATAGCAATGAAAAAAGTGAATAAAGTCAAAAAGACAGCTAAAGACTATAGAAATAATATTACTGGGGATCTGTCGGAGAAAGCCTCAAATGCTATAAGAAAGACTAATCAGCTTAGTTTGCGATTGGCGTTGTTTTTTGATGTGAAACAAGCTGCTGTGTTAGATCTGGCTAAGAGGAGAAGCAACAAACTACTCAATATAACACTTGTTCCGATATATAAAGAATTTGGAATTAACCAAAATGACTTAACAGACAAACTATGACACGAGTAGAATATGCGATAAGCACTTATAAGAACCTAACCCTTGAGGAGGTGGAAGAGTTTCATACTACGGCTAAGTTGCTTCCTGATAATATAGACCAGTACGCAGAGGCTATAAGGAGAGTGCAGAGAGAGCGACCAAAAGACACCTTAATGAGTATAAAGGAGGTGGCAGAATTCCTCGATATAAAAAAGCAGACAGTTACCCGTTTGGAGCGTGAGGGATGTTTTTACAGAGTAAATGATAAAGGACATCCTAAGTACTCCTTCAATGAGATAAAGGAATTTGCTCAGGGGTATGAGAAAAACAGAAGTAGAAAATAAAAAAGCCCCACGAGGGGGGCGATAAATATAACATTAAAACATGGCAAAATTACTACAAAAATTATTCTCTTGCAAGCAAAAGCCAAAAAAAGTGCAAGATACAGAACTACAAGTGATTGACGGCTATTTATGCTACAACAAGTGCCGTTACAACGAGCTAAACTACGAGCAGAAAGAGCAATATAACGACTGTTTTATCTCCCAAGCCGATAAGTTGGCTTTTGAAAAACTCCTTAGAGAATCACAACTTAGATACGTATTGAGATGAGAACAATGACAAATACCGAGTTTGAGCGAGTACTCAACGAAGAGCGTAAGCAATGCTATTATTACAGCGATTTATTGGACTTCCGAGAAGATAGTAATAGGTATTTCAGTTGTGAGTTTATCACAGAAGATGATTACCCAGATGATTGGTATTGCGCTATCTATTATGATGTAACCACTCATTGCGAGGGTAGCAACAATGCAAGCTGCCACAATGTAGAGATACAGCATATATACATCAACTTCCAAGAGGTTAAGGCTACTGAAATGCAAGAAAGCATATTAACAACAGTACTCACCAATCGAGCCAATGAAGAATTTCAGTATAAAGAAACTGATATATACCCCGATTATGCAACTTCTAAAATGTGGTAATATGAAAATAGGTGATAAAGTAAGGGTAAGCCCCTTTATTCCAAAAGACCCCGCAAATCAAAAAGGCAAAGAAGGGGTAATTGTAGAGATAGTCAATAATGAAGGGCTTGAGATAGTCAAGGTAAGGTTCAATAAAGGTTGTTATGGACTATATGACAGTGATACACTTGAAAAAATAAACTATGAAAAAGTTAGCAATAAAGAGATATTACAAGGATAAACGCGATGACTTATATAAGGTAATCAGCTACGATGAAGATAAGTGTGATTATAGAATGAT